TATTGTTGGAGGCGACAGACGCAAAGAGTACGGTGATGTCCGAGTTAGCTTTATGCGGATTGCGGATATGTGGTCGGGTTATCTTGGATATCAAATCACCGTTTCAGATGTAGCTCATATGATGATCTTGATGAAGGTGTCACGTAATGCAAAGAACTTTAAGCGTGACAACCTCGTGGACATATGTGGTTACGCACGCTGTGCAGAAATGTTACTCGAAGGTCTTCCTGATTAACTTGTAGATGATGTTTGTCTTAGGTTTTACTTCTTTCTTTGGATGATCGATAAGTATTTTGTCTGGCGCACAGATAGCAAGCCGTACTTTGTCGCCTTGATAACTTAATACTTCAATAATAATCTCTTCCCCGTTAATGAATATACGCTCATGCGGGCGTCTCGTTAAAATCAGCACCTAACCACTCCTCCGTGTATTTATAGTCCTCAGCATGTTCATCTTCATATGCTTGTTTTAGTTCCCTCTGTTCAGCTTCTATTTCGTCTTCGTCACCGTGTAAATTGTCGTATCTACCCACCTATTTTCTCCCAATTCATAATAGTAGCTTCTAATTCTCTTAATTCACTTCTCATTTCTCGACTGAAATTATGTAATCCGTCTTCATAAGATGCCGTCATTTCTGCTCCTTCACACCACTGTTGCATTAATTCTAATTTAATTTGCAAATACGATTTAAACTCATCCATTTTGAGCGCACCCCATGCCGTGAATACAACCCAACCCAAAAAACAGTACTGCGACTTCATGTAAGTCAAGGTTGTTTTGGTCGTAAGTTCGCAGGAATTCTTCCCATTTATTTTGGAAGAACTTTGACCGAGTAACCTCTTGTAAAAATTCTTCTGTGTGTGCGTCTGTCCATTGTTTCATCTGTAGAATTCTCCGCATTTCTTGCATTTCTCATGCCATGGCCCATTAGCGCCACCTGTTGTGTAGCCTATACAATCGCTCTCATGCTCACAGGCGGCCAGAAGTTCTACCCAATAAAATATTTGTGCTTCAATTAGTGCGTTCCGCGATTCGTAAAGCTGTTCTTCCATCCACCAACTGCCGTCATCCCCATCAAGATATGTTTCATCGGATGACATATCTATGTCACATATCACTAATGAATGTGGTTCGTACTCGTCATTATTTAAGCGCCAAACCGTTTGACCAACTTTGTATTTTGACTTTGGGTGCTTGGCTTCGTATAACTTAGCTAACAAAGAATCTAAGTTAAAGTATTGACCGCCTGTTTTGTGTATATTGTTTAACAAATGGTAGGCGCAAGCGTAGGCTCCTTCAATCATTCTGATTTCTGTTGATAATGAATGATTGGTTTTATGTGCCAAGTCATATGCTTCTTCTAATTTATCAAATTCAATCATCCTAATGTCCTCACAACTACACCAATTGTAATCAGCACCACAACAACTGTTGCGCACACCGTCATTATATTTAGACATACTTCAATCATAATTCCCCCTGCTTGAGACGGCATTTAATGGCTAGCGCATCTGTTAATTCTTGGACTAAGTTATTTAATTCGTCTGGCGGTAAATCCATTCGGTAACCGTTGTTATATTTATCTAAGACATTTAGTAGTGTTTCTTTAATGCTGAAACCATTACATATAATGTCCATTGGAAACTGGGATGGATCATAAAATGTAAATTGTTGGCTTTGAGGACTATTCCATGCTTCAAGATAGTCTTTTGGTGGTAGCGATAAATCCTCAGGTATGTCATTCATTCCAACACCTTCGCTAAGTCTTTAATTGCTTTCTGAATGAGAAACTTTGCATCATCTAGTGACGCCATTTGTACTCGCGTGTTCCAAAATTCTATGGCTTTCTCGATGCTGTCGGAAGATGATGAATAGGGGCAGCACGTGCAATTAGCACAACGTATTTTGTACCACCACTCATATAGGATATCGAATGAGTCACCCTCATCATTTACATAGGGTCCACAAAATGGACATGGCAACACTCTCGGATCACCGCCCTTAATATAATCTATGTGCTGTAACTTATTATGTCTGGCCATTAGTAATGCGCTCCACAATAAGTTTGGGTACAAGCCGCTAATAAGCACACCGCTATTACTATTAAAATTAATTTATTCATATCTACCTCGTCCACATCGCATGTAATGCCATTGAGAATATCACTACCATGGCCATCTTTATGCCCAATGCCCATCCAATATAGCCACTCATAGCGCCGGACATAATTGGTTCACTGTTTCTAATTGCCCATCTGATTAGCTTTTTCATTCAATTGTTTCCTGTTCTGGATGGCAGTTTCTTCTGTGATTGCTTAACTTAACTTGCATATCTAACAAATGACCCTCAAGCGCTTCTATCTCATCAGCTGTTAACACTAACTTCACTTGGAAGCATTCGTCTAACTGTAGAATAATTTTGGATCGATGGTTGTCTAGCTTGTAACAGTGGACTGTCATTCTTGAGCCTCAATGTCGTAATAGTTGTCGCGGATGAATAAGTAGAGTTCTTGGCGGATTTCGTAGAACTTATGTTGGGTAGCCATGCTCACGTTGTCGCGACACATGTCTTCTTCAAGAGATTGAAGACCTCCGTATAGATGACCTAATAATAATGCGGTCTTAAACTGCTGATCAATTAGATCTTGTACTCTCATGTGGTAAACTCCTGTTTAGACAGCCAACCATTNNCTGACAGATATAGTATGGACAACTAATTGTCCGGTGTCAAGAGTTATATTTATACATTGGTTCTTATGTAGATGGGTTGTGATATAATACGAGTTACACACAACTTTGTTCACAGTTTTTGGGGATAAGTTATGGAATATAAACCATACACTGGTGATGTAACTGACCTCAAAGAGTTGCAGGTCTACCTAGACTCGGTTACAATTTTAATTAATGCTCTCAAACAAACATATGGAGTTAGCCATGGCTGATTACTCACCTAGTTACAGTGCCCAAGGTTCTGTAGAAAATGAAGCTTATTGTATGCCTTCTGGTTACAAGCGTGTTGTTGATGAAATGAACGCTGGTAGCATGTACCCATCTTGGAATGCTAAAGCTGACAAGCAAGCGAAGTACCCTGATGCTAAGATGCAAGGTGCTAAACGTAATGTTCAGCCAATGGGCAAAGGCGACTAATTTATCTGACACTAAAAGGCTTTAATCATGCATGGTAACGAAAAATACGAGCCTTGGATGGATGAAGCAGCCCTCGAAAAGTTTCGCGATGGCAAGAGTGTTACGTCTGTTTGTTGCACGTTAGATATATCCCGAGAGACTTACTATCAATGGAAGGATGACAAAAATCATCCTTTCTATAGTACTGCTCAGAAGGGTGAACGTTTGTCTCAACAATATTGGGAAGACAGAGGTCAAGAGGGTGTTCTCGGTGGCATTGATAAATTTGCTGGTTCAAGCTGGCAGTTCATCATGAAGAATCGCTTTCGAGATCACTATAGCGACGAGAAACCCAAAGACGCACGTGATACATTGATTGAGAAGTTGCTCGACAAGGTTTAAAGAATATGACCAGAAATGGCATAACTACGATTCAGGTGTCAGCCAGTTATCCTGATAGTTATGAGAGTGGAGTCCTAGTAGACTATCGCTGTGGTGCAACTCCACACCATTCACCAATTGTAAGTAGAGCTAAGTAACTGAAGCGTTATGAGAAGCTGCGCTGACAGCTTGAAACTGTTACATCAGCATAGAATTACAGGTTTAGTAATCTTCGGCGGGATAGCCGTCACGGGGAAGTCGTANCCAANCGACAAGAGATCATCCAAATGACCAGGACACCTGGATGACGTGATTACTTAGAGTATAAGCGGGTAGGCCTCTGTCATTGGCAAGCACAAATCACCCGCTCTAAATTGTGAGTGAACGCATGACGCAACCAACACTAGAGTTAAAAGAAGTACAAGACGCATCTGTATCTCAGATGGAAATGGTAGATCTCCTCAAGCAATTCGTAACACTACAACATCAATTCGGTCAACTAACTCATTACATTGAAGAAGCGTTCAAGCGTATTGAATCGTTGAACAAGATTGTGACTAATAAGGTGCTTTCATAGTGAGTAGAATTGATGTGCAAACGTTGGTTCTTGCATTTGAGAAGCGCATTGCTGCCTTAGAGAAGAACCCACCTGAGTTAGTATCTACGGCTGTTATCATTAACATGCTTGAGAAGTCTATTGATGAAATCATTGAGGAGCATTTCAAATTCTTAATTAGAAAAGATATGAAGGTTCTGATTGAGAAAGAGTTTAATAAGATGAGAGCTTCTTATGTTAAGAGTGCTGTTAAAGATATTTTGAATGATTCTAAATTTAAGTTATCTTTAGAAGACAAAGTGAAGAAATGTCTTTTGAGTGGGATGAAAGATGCCGGAACTTATTAAACAAGAAGAGAACAAAGTACCATTAACACTAGTGGAAGAACATCAAAACACACGTGCTCATCTACTGATGATGTTAGAGGCAATGCAATATAAAGGTTCAATCAAACATATGGGTAATGAACGCCTGCGTGAACTGGTTGAAGAACAGAAGTTCGTCTTCTTACGCAGATTGCAGGAAGCAAATGACCGATCTCAACAAACTTAAAGACTTCCAATTCTTCGCTGAGAACTTCTTCAAGATACGTACAAAGTCGGGTCAAATTATACCCTTCGAACTTAATCGCGCCCAAACCTACATCCATGAAAGACTCGAAGCACAGCTCTTAGAGACTGGAAAGATACGAGCTTACATTCTCAAAGGTCGTCAACAAGGTTGCTCTACCTATGTTCAGGCAAGATACTTCCACAAGACGATTACTAACAAAGGTATCAAGACATTCATATTGACTCATGAATCAGCGGCTACCAAGAATCTATTTGAAATGACGAAGAGGTACTATGAACACTTACCCGTTGGGTTATGTCCACGTGCTGGAAGAGACTCAGTTAAAGAGTTGCGTTTTGATTCCATCGATAGCGGATATGCGATTGGAACAGCTGGTTCTAAAGGGACTGGTCGATCTCAAACTGTTCAGCTACTACATGGATCGGAAGTTGCCTTTTGGCCAAACGCAGCCGAACACGCACAAGGATTAATGCAAGCAGTCGGCGACCAAGGTGGAACTGAAATCATTCTCGAATCGACAGCCAATGGTATCGGTAACTTCTATCACTCGGGTTGGGTTTCAGCCGAGCAAGGACGCTCTGACTTCCAAGCTATCTTTGTTCCTTGGTACTGGCAGCCTGAGTATCGCACCTACTTCAATCAACCACATGAAGAAATTGACCTGACTGAAGATGAAGATCAGCTTATGGATTTATACGGTAACAATGGCATGACTCGTGAGCATATCTATTGGCGTAGGTTTAAGATTGGCCAGTTCTCAGCAGACCATGACTTAGGCGTTAAGTTATTCAATCAGGAGTACCCTTGCTGTGCTAACGATGCGTTTCTCAATCCCATTGATGATACTTTTATATCTAGTAATCATGTACTCGCTGCGCGTCGTGCTAAAATTGAAACACAAATCACGACTCCACTTGTTATTGGAGTTGATCCTGCTATCGGGGATAATGACCGGTGCGTTATTATTAAGCGTAAGTCTCGGGTCGCGTATGACCTAGAGATACTTCGTAATCATAATACTATGGAACTAGCTGGTCGAATCAAACGCATGATTGATGAACTACGTCCACACAAAGTTTTCATTGACTGTATCGGTATCGGTGCTGGTGTTGTGGATAGATTACAAGAAATGGGATATCAATGTGTTGAAGGAATTAATGTTGCTCGCTCTGCTAACGATAAAGAGCGTTTTGGAAATTTGCGTGCTGAGCTATGGAGCGAAATGCGAGACTGGCTCATGGGAGAAATACCTGTGCAAATTCCTGATAGTGACGAACTTCACACAGATTTGTGTGGTCTTGGTTTTAAGCATCGTAGTAATGGACAACTGCTCATCGAAAGTAAAGATGATCTCAAGAAACGGGGAATGCCATCTTGTGACTGCGCCGACGCTTTGATGCTCACATTTGCCTATGGACAGTACACGGGAGAATCAAGTTACAAACCTAATGTTATAGCTGAGCAACATCGGTCTATGTTTACATAAATGACGTCGTGATACACTATTTGCAATATAACTGATGGGATTACTGTTATGCCACGTAAAAATCCAAAGAAAGCTCAAGAAATTAACTCGAAAATAGAAACTTTTGAGAATGCTTGGCACGATAACAAGAATACTTACAACGAATATACGCAATTCATCTGGGGNAACCAATGGCTNGATGAAGAGGCACGCGTNTTTGAAACATACAAGAAGATTCCACTTACATTTAATAAGCTTGCTCCGATGGCNAACTATCTNCTCGGTGAGCAGCAACAAAATACTCCAAGCATTGAGTGCGTACCTAAAAGCGAAGACATGCCTACTGAATTGATTGATGTGTATGAAGCATTGGTTGATGACATTACATTTGATAGCCGTACTAAAGAAGTATTTCAATGTGCCTTCAACTGTGCGATTACCGGTGGCTACGGCGCTTACTATGTAGATACGGAGTATGAAGATGAATTTAGCTTTAACCAAGTCTTGCGATTTAAGGAAATTGTTATACCCACACGATGCTTCTGGGACCATTCAGCAATGTCCAAGTGTAAGACTGATGGCATGTTCTGTGGTTTTAAAACACGCATGTCACGTACTAAATTCAGAGCTATCTATGGCAAGAAAATTGAAATCGACATCCCTCCTTCAAACATAGAGGAAGGCAGCGTATTTAATGATGATGAGTCAGTTACGTTGGTTACTTATTGGGAACGAAAGTACAACTCGGTTAACTTATATCAACTGAGCAGCGGACGAACAGTAGACCAAGATGAGTTTGCACTACTTGAACGTGTCATGGTTGATGATAAAGAAATGATATTGGATGATGGTCAGCTCGTTACTATTGAAACGGAAAGAAGAGCACCTCGTTATACAGTTAAGAA